CTGTAGTGTAAGCCCGATTAGGATAAGGGGACTTAGGGAAAGTCCTATGTTGTGATCCCATAAGATCGCTTAGGATTCATCCCATGCCGCTAGATCGCGGTCTTTTAGGAGCCAGTATGAACCCCTGCATTCGCTGTCAGTTCGTGATTGAGAATCGTCAGAATGTGATGAACTCAAAGTGCGGCCACCCTGACCTCCAGGTCATCAATGTGGTGACGGGCGACAAAGAACCTCTCTTCTGCACCACCGCACGGATTCGCGGTAACAAGTGCGGCCCCGAAGGAGAGCTGTGGGTTTATGACGATGCCTTTCCTCCTGCTCAGGAGTGGGAAGAATGAGATACGTCTATCGCCCTTCTCATGAGGCTATCGAGGCTCGCCGTAAAGGCGCTATGGATGTGCTGTTTGCCATCTTCCTCGGTTTGTGTGGTGCACTCTTTTTCTTCTTCTTCCTATGAAAAACATCGCAACAGCTTTGGTCGCAGCGCAGAAGGCTTTTGGCCCTGCTCTCAAGACCTCATCAAATCCTCACTTCAAGAGCCGCTACGCTGATCTGGCGGCTTGCGTTGAGGCAGTCATCGACGCTCTGAATGCAAACGGAATCATGCTGATGCAGCAGAACACCGAATGCTCTGATGGAGTGATTGTCGAGACCGTGTTCCTCCACGAGTCAGGAGAAATGCTCTCTAGCGGGAAGCTCCATGTTCCCGCCTCCAAACAAGACCCGCAGGGATACGGATCGGCCTTGACCTATGCGCGGCGCTATAGCCTGATGGCGGCTTGTGGAATAGCTCCAGAGGATGACGATGGCAACGCAGCCAGTCGCAGCTCGGGGGCAGAGGATCAGGCGTTTGAGGCTCAACACCTGGACGCACTCAGAGATGCGGCTATGGATGGATTAGACGCGCTCCAGGCGGCTTTCAAGGCCATCCCTGCATCTCCGGCTAAGACTCGGTTCTGGACGAAGCACCAGGCTTCATTGAAAGGAGCGGCGAAATGAAAAAAACATGGGACGGTGGGCCAGCATTCCCACAAGAGCGAACGCTTGAGTGCGGGTCGATTGAGGAGTGCGAGGGTCTCTCAATGAGGGACTATTTCGCTGCCGCAGCGTTACAAGGATTGCTTGCAAATCCAAAGCTAGAGAAGCAGATCATTCAACGGGGCCAGTCCTGGATTGAGGCAACGGCATGGATTACTGCCGATGCAATGATTAAAGCTCGGAGTGAATACTATGACTGAGCAACGCACAGACTCATGGTTCCAGGCCAGATGTGGCAAGGTCACCGCATCCTCTGTTTACAAAGTCATGGCAAAGACTAAGACGGGGTATGGAGCAGATCGGGACAACTACAAAGCCCAACTCGTAGTCGAGAGGCTCACAGGCCAGCCTGCCAAGACTTACTCCAATGCAGCGATGGAGTGGGGAGTACAGACCGAGGCCGAGGCCAGGGCCGCATATGAAGCCCGTATGGGCGTCCTGGTGACCGAGGTTGGGTTCCTACCTCACCCGACCATTGAAATGTGCGGAGCCTCACCAGACGGGGTTGTCGGAGAGGGATTGGTGGAGATCAAGTGCCCTGAAACGGCGACGATGATCGACCAGCTCCTAACAAGAAAAATCCCGGATAAGTATTTCAAGCAAATGCAGCTTCAGATGAAGTGCGCCGACAAGAAGCGGTGTGACCTGGTGTTTTACGACCCAAGGATGCCAGAGAGTATGCAAATGTTCGTTGCTCGAGTGGAGAGGGACGATCGTTTCATAGCAGAGATGGAAGCCGAGATCGTCAAGTTCCTGGCAGAAGTCGATTCAACAGTAACTCAATTGAAAGCACAGTATGAGTAAAGTCATGTATGAGATTTCCGTGGTCGTTGGTAAGTACACCAACAAAGAAGGCCAGGAGAAGAGCCGTTATCTCAAGATCGGATCGGTCATCGACACCAAGAACGGCCCCATGCTCAAGATGGACTGCACCCCTAATGTCGAAGGCGGTTGGAATGGCTGGGCCTACATGAACCCTCCCCGCGAGGAAGAACAAGACAAGCCCCGCCGCCGCACGAACGATATTGAGTTCTAAGGGTAATCACTAGGCCATCTATTCATAAGGTGGCTTATCATATGCATGTCCGTTAAGCGAAAGGAAGCCGAAATGAGTGGACTAGCACGAAACACCGATCCCGACACCTCACACGAGGCAGCGAAGATCAACACCACCACCCTGGAGAGCAGGGTGTTTGAGGTCATCAACGCGAATGGCCCAATGACCACGGAGGAGATCGCTAGAGCTACTGGGATTGATCTCCAGAGCATCACGCCCAGGATCGCTCCTCTGATGCGCCTTGGAATTCTTGTAGATACAGGAATCAGGAAGCCTGGTGCATCTGGCCGCAACCGTCGAGTGATTGGAGTCAAAAATGGAGTTTGAAACCTACATCGGTGACTGCACCGTCGAGGTCGAGGCTCATGTCGGAGAGTGCCGCGCCAAGATCATTAGCCTGACCATCAATGGCCTGGAGTTTCCGGTGGAAGCTCTTAGCGCCAAGACGCTCCATCGCCTTGAGGATGAAGCAGATCGGAAGGCGCAGGAATGAGCCGCGACGACATTACCCGCATGGCGCAGGAGTCCGGTGGACATCAGGGGGACGAGTGCGAGCAATGCGGAGAAACGCACCCGCTTTGGATATTTGGAACCGAAGAACTTGAATGCTTCGCCGCCCTTGTTGCCGAGCGCGAAACCGCCCTGCTGCGGCAGGCGTTGGACTGTCTTGAGAACCATGTGATGCAGCGAACGTATGCCAGTGGTGTGGTTATCTGCAACACCGCAATCGCCCTGCGCGAACGCCTAGGAGAGAAGACATGAGCTTCATCGATTGGGTGATCTTTTGCATCTTGTGTGTTCTTGCGGAGGCCAAATGAAAACAAAGCTCCTGACATTGGCCAGAAAGCATTGGAACAATCCTGACTCCCCGAGAGAGGTGAATCGGGCCTACCAAAGAAAGTGGATAAAGTCGCTTCGATTCTTAGGAGACAACTGGCAGCTCGCCAAGTATGAAGAGCGAAAGGTGAAGAAATGAAAATCCTCTGCTTCTTTGGACTCCACCGCAGAACCATGACCAATAACCGTATCCGCTGCACCAGGTGTGGCCGTTTTCTCAAGAAATGAAGAACGAAAAGGTATTAGAACTTCTCAAAGACGGGCCAATGACCAGCGCAGAAATCTCAGAAGCACTAGGCATCTGCGCTCACCACGCCTCTTCGATGATGCTCAGGCTCATCAGAGAGAACAGAAAGCGCCCACAGCTTGTCCACATTAAGACTTGGGTCACAGACCACAAGAACCAAAGAAGGTATCCTCGCGCACTCTACGAACTCGGGGCAGGCCCGAACGCTAGAAAGCCAAAGCCCGACCCAAACGCCAGAAAGCGTGAGTACGAGGCCCGTAAAAGATCAATCCTCAAGACCTCGAGTGTCTTTAACCTAGCCGTACCCCTGAAATGTTTACGCTCCCGAAGTACACCTGGGACAAAGACCGCGAACTCTGCAAGCAATGCAAGCACTTGAGAGAAGAGCCGCGCAAGCACAGCCAGTACACCAGCATCTCAATGTCTTGCGTCAAGAACCCTTACAAAGCTAGTAAGGGGATCGGGTCTTGTATAGACAACCGCACCAGGGGGCCGTGCGGCCAAGAGGGAAGACTGTTCGAGGCTAGCTCTCAGCCAGAAGGTACAGCCCAACATTGCTGAAGGAATAGCCTGCGTACACCACGCACATGGGCCAATTTCCCTTTAATCCCTGTTCTAGAGCGATCCAGGCATAGATACAGCCTGTCAGAGCTATGAGCCAGCCACTCATTGCCGAGATGATCTGTCGGCTATCTTGCGCTGGATTGCTTGGGATTCTTCCTCAGAAACAGGCTGAGAATGCTCGAATAGCGTGCCGTCATCTAGCATTTTGTGGAGCTGGGCGATGAGTTCTTGCAGCTCTTCCTGGGTTCCGTCGAAGTCGTCAAAGCACCCAGGAGCGAACTCAAGTTTCAGCTTTTCAGTCATGGTCAATCGGCAAAAAGCCTCCCCCTGAAGTACGCCTTCCCATCATCCCGGACTGCACAGAACTCTGGATGGAGCAAAGTTCCCCCCTTCCAGGTCAACACCGCGAATCCTGATTGCCAGTTTAGCCCAGGCTTTCCGAGTCTGTAATCGAATTCTTGTTGATCGTCATCGGCCAGCATCCCGGTCTTGATGCCGTAGTGGGTTCCCTTGAAGCCCTTGTGTGCTTTGCAGCCTAGCTCATGAGTGTGTCCGGTGACTGTATGACAGCCACCCTTTAATACATCATTCCATCCCGAGTGAATCCCGGCGTGCCAGTCATGGATGATGACCATATCTTCATTGACATCGATGCGGTCTGAGTCCATCCATTGAGGCAAGTGGTCTCTTAGGGTAAACCCCGCAACACCCTCATATTGGGGAGCCATAGAAGACAGTCTCGATTCAAACCTGGCGCAATGGTTCCCGTAGGTTCTGAATAGGTGTGTGCCGGGAATGATCGCCCGTTCGATGTCGCCAGTTCGCTCTATGACGGCATCAAGCTCCTGCTTGACGGTTGGGACTTGCTTCCACCTGATCCGAGGGTGGCGGCTGATGCTACCCCCGTCCAGGATGTCTCCGTTGAGAACGACAGCCTTGATTTCGCTGCCCATTTCGGTGATGAGGTTGCACAGGGCTTTATGAGCGATAGGAACCACTCCTGGAGAGTAGTGGGCATCCGATCCCACCAAGACCACCCCATCATGGATTTCTAGGCGGTTGACATCCCGCCTCGAGGACATGATCGCTCGCAGGGCCATTGGATCGTGCTTCAGAGCCTTTGGACTGCTCGCCACTAGAGCAATGCCATGCCGCTTTTCGATTGCGTCTCTGCGTAAATAAATGGCTCTCAGGCTAAGGCCCAGTTGCTCACTCAATCGAATAGGAGAGCCTCCAGAGGAGTGCCATGCAGCAATGAACTGCTCATCCCGCTTCTTACTAACGTGCCCCATCATGTTCCCTGAACAAGACCGACTCAAGTACGTTGATAACCCCGTGTTCAGCAGCGTCTAACTGCTCTGGGGTAGCGCCACGGTCTTGTGCGATGGCGATCAACTCATGGAGGAAAACATGAAGCACCTCGTGGAGTGCTGTCTGGGATAGGGACTTATTGTTTATCGGCGTTGCACCGAAATCTCCTAAGCGGTAAGTCGCCAGCTTCGCATCGTCGTTGAACTCGACTGATGCCATTGCATCCTTGGCCTGTTTCTGGCCGCGCTCTATTCGCCATCGGTGCAGGCCCAGCAAGTCCTGCCAATGTTTAATGAATGCATCAAATTCAACGGCCTGACTTTGGCTCGGGATGTTTTGATGCTTCATAACTTCAAAGTAAAGTGGCTTCTGCTAGTCTTCGCCTTGTTAGACCAGGGAGAACTCTGCCAGCGGCCTTATTCCATTTGACGATCTCTTCTTTGGCCCCAGGCCAATCCTTCGCGTCAATACGCTTCTTGAAGGTTGAGATGCGGTAGTTTCCCAATCCGACGTTGTAAGAAAAACTTATGACAGCAGCAAGTCTGCCGGGAGGCTCCTTGATAAGCCCTGGAGATAGTTTGAGCACCCCAACACAGAAATGCAGAAGATGCTTTTCCAGCTCTGCCTGGGCCTTCTCAACAGTCCAGACCGTCCCTTTCTCAATGTCAGGCCCGGTACACCCCCATCCGATAGTCCAAGGGTCTCCATTCGTCCCAGGATCAGGATAGGCGGTGCAGTCCCCGTTTGGGAGACGCTTGGCATAGCCCTCAAAAGGCTTTACCAAAACATCACCCGCCAACTTTATTGCCTCTGTGGTCACTTCTGGTACTTCTCAATGCTTCTTCCAACGAACCAGAATGTGAGGCACATATTCAGCATGGCAAAGTCATCCTCATCCCAAACCCGGATGATGATCTCTGTCCAATGCCCACCCGTCTGGAAGGCCATGACGATCGCCGCGGCTTTGACCGCTGCATACATAAAGAACAGCGCCCAGGTAATCCCAGGACGAACCAAAGCAGAGACCGCTGCCACAAACCATCCCGCCTCTTTAGCGGTTGTGGCCTGCTCCTTAAAGGCTTCCTTGATGGCGTCGAGTTGGTTGACGCTGTAGTCAACATATCGCTCTTCCATCTTGAATTGACCACGCATCTTCTCCAAATCGGTTTGGAGGCTGAACATGGATAGCTCATGCTTGCGCTCGTTGCCCTTATCCAAGAACTTCAGAACTTCAGGAGCCAGACGAAACAGACCACCGAAGATAGAACCGAGCAACCCACCACTAAGAATTTCAAACATATCAGATCACCATCGCGTAAACCATGAGAGAGGTTCCGAGTCCACCGACCAGAACACTCACCCACAGGAGTTGAACCATTACTGCAAGAATCGCAGCAGATGAGAGAACAATGGAGAGCTGGAGCGCCATACCCGCATACGAGAACCAGGGACTCCGTGTCTTGGCGATGTCGCGAGCAGTCTCAGATAGCCTAGCCTTTTCAGATATCTCCTCCATGTCGGCTCGCTGCTTCGCTTCCTTCTCCGAGGCTCCAGAGGTCTCATAGATCGTTGCCCTGACATTCTTGGCTTGATACCACGCCCAGTAGTTATTCGCTTGAATCGTGTTGTTCAAGACTTTGGAGGAGTTAGAGCCACCAAACATCCCATTCACGGCCAGGATCAACGCAAAGATGGAGATCGTGATCGCGGCCCATTGTTTGACATACGCCTCTCTCTCAGAGCGAGACATTGTGTTCGGCAGGACTCTCAAAATCCACACTCCTTAGAAGACTTGCAATGGCCCCATCCTAGATAAGCCATGTATGCCATAGCACCAAGTGCTATAACGATGATGACAGCCCCAACAGTAGCCTCGATCATCTGAGTGATCTGCTTCTTTCGACGGGCTGCGGCCTCTTTCTCCCGCTTGGCCTCGAGCGCATCGTCTCGGTTCATCTGAGCCACACGAATTTGGATGTTTTCCCAAACATCAGCATTTCCGGTGGTGAAGAACATCATCTTGAGTTCGTCTTCGAACTGCTTTTGCTGCATCAACTGGAGTTCAGCCTGGATGGCCATCCCCATGTTGGAGCCGCCCTTCTTCTTAGCCTGGGCTACAGCCTTCGTTGCCTCGTGTTTGGCATCGAAGTATTTACCCAAAAGAGGGCCAAGACTGCGAACATCGTCGACAGCCTTGGATGCCTTCTTGATTAGGTTAACCGCTGACGATACAGCAGCTATCGCGGTCAGCGGATCGACCATATTACAACTTGGTCACTAGACCAATCAGAAGAAGAATGATCGCCCCTGCGCTGGTAATCAGGATTTGCTCTAGCCGCTTGAGCCGAGCATTGATACCAGCGTATCGCTCAGCACAAACAGCCTCATGGGTCATGAGCTTTGACTCCACTTCTGTGACCATTTATCACGGCTCCTCGGGCCAGGTTACGTTCCAAGGGAAACCCTGCTGAGTAGGAACATCACGCAAGGCTTGACGATAAACCTCCCAAGCACCAGGAATGTTCTCATTGCGCTCAAGATGCTTAACCACGACCCAGTCGGTCTCCTTTAGCTTCTGGCTGCGCTGCTCACGCATAGCCTTAGACTGCTCGGCATCCTTCTGGGCTTTGTAGGCGGCTTCCTGCTGGGCGGCGGTCTGGGCAGGCTCGGTTTCAGTCGCGGGGCGATCAGTAAAGATCGGCCCAAGAACGTACTTGGTAAACCACCTACCATCGACCTGCTCCACGCCTTGACGCATGGAGAACTGATAAACAGCACCTCCGGTTGCCTGTGGGCCTTCAAAGACCACATCAGCGCCCAAAGCCTCTAGCACCTCATCTGTGGTGCGATCCCATGACGGGCCACCGTTGTCCCGCGCCCAACGCCGGAGTTCGTCCTCCAACATCACTTGGCCCGTGGCCCTGATTCTGATTTCCATGATTGCTCCTTATGCGTACTTGTAGAACGTAACAGTTGTCGCGCCACAAGTCCTGATTGCGTGTTGCGCGGGGCATCCAGTTTCTTTGACCATCTGAATCGCTGTCAATGCTCTCTGTCTTGCTTCTT